CCCAAGAGGTCATATCTACAATGCACTCAAATCCTAGCGTGTCCCACATGGTAATAAACTGTTTTTGTTTAGGTTTCATTACCAAGGATCCTTTGCATAAGCATCAGTTTGACCGTAATGGGGCTCAAGTTGAATAAAATCACTATACTTTATAAGAAAGAAGGTACGTTTCTTTTCACTGTAAAAGTCTAGCATTACACAGTTTTTACGATATCCACCAAAATCAGCCATAACTTGTGCGTCCCAATCTTTATATATACGATTAGTAAATCCTAACTTTTCCTTCATACGACTTCGAATTATCATTACACTAGGAGGATTATCTTGTTTAAGTTGTTCACGTAGCCTACCCCATTGTGTGTGACTTAGCTCAATTGGCTTACTCACTTTTTACTTTTTACTTCCTGATATTACATCAATAATATCTTGTTGTTCTTGTTTAAATTCTTGATAACGAGAACGAACAATGTCTACAGTAAAGTCTATGGCCATTAACAGTGGCGCAATAAAGAACGCACCAGATTGTTCACCAAACACAGTTGCGGCAATGATACCTACTACGAAATATGCAATGTAACGTTTTGTAAACGATTCCATATTTGTGAAGTTCCATTTAAGGAAATAGTAAACTTTTTTCATTAGGTGTTATCTCCGTCAGTGTAGTTTAGTTTTGATTTATCAAAAACATCACGGGTTAATTCTTTTTTTTCTTTTACTGCCTTGCGGTTAGCACGAGCTACTTCACTTTTGCGCAAACGTTCTGCCGCCGCTTTTTCTACCATTACTTCATCGTTTGATTCTTCAATCATATCTTCTCTCCTGGCTCAAAGCCTCGGAATGTTTTAAATCGTGGAAAACGTAAACTGTAAGTTCCGTCTTGATTCTGTGTCACAGCGTCTGCTCTAACCTCTACAAGATGGCCAATAAGAGCATCACGACTATTCCAATAGTCATCCCTATGAACATCAGTGAAGCCACTACCGACATTAACGCGAATGTCTTTTCCATCGTCGATGCCTTCGCAGACAATAGCACCAAGTCTGCCTTCATTCCTGCCAGTACCTTCTTCAACATCTACAACCTCCAATGTTACTTCAATAAACGGTTTTGCTTTAAGCCATGCATGACTACGCTTGCATGTGTATATAGCATCCACGTCCTTGATCATTACGCCTTCGTAGCCGCCGTCTACAGCCGCCTTATTAAGCTCTACAAAGCGAGTGTTACCTTCAGTAGTACTAAGGTCTACATCCTCCCACTCACACGCTGTAACGTGCTCTAAGAGGTCTTCATTCTCTAGTACCCAATACTTAACGTAGTTACTACGGTCTGTTTGCTTCTTATCCCAGCTACCTTTAAGGAAGTCTACTAATGGAATAAAGTCAAATAAGTGTAGTACTGCATCAGTTGCTTTCTTACCATCCTTGCGTTGCAGTTGCTTCATAAGATCTTGGAAGTCTGCACTCATTACTTCGCCATCTAGTACACAGTCATATGGTGCAGGCTTTGCTGCTAGTACTGCTTCAATCTCTGCAATGATGTGTGGAAAGTTATGAAACTGTTTTCCGTTACGACTAAACAATTCTACCTTACCTGATCGACATACAGCTAGTACACGTACTCCGTCTAGCTTAACTTCAATTTGTTTCATACCGGTCATCTTCTTTGGATGATTAGCACCATCATGTGCAAGCTGACACCCAAAGATAGGAACAGCATATTGCGGAAACTCTTTGGCTACTTTGTTGACAGTCTTTTCGCTCATACCACAGCGCAAGTCTTTGATTAAGACACGGCGATAAAAGCCGTTCCACTGTTCTGTAGTAGCAACACTCCTTGCAAGTGCAATAGCATCACGTGCCGCATGTCCTGTAAGCTCACGGTTAATAAGTTGGTTAGCTAGTACTTTAAAACTATCCCAGTCTAATCCTTGTCCAGTCCATTCGTTATCTGATTCTGGAACTTGCTTGACGCCAAACGTTACAAGCGGATCAAGCGCCATACGAACACCTTCAAAGAACTCGTCTAGTCCTTCTTGCATTGCTTCTAGCAATACTTCTTCTTTAGCAAGACGCGAGTTGTCTGCTTCTAAGTGTTTAATAATTTCTTGTGGTTGCATTCTCATATAATCACCTGCGGTTGTAAATTTCATATCGTTCATTACATGTATTATACGATCATCTTTGCACAATGTCAACCGAAAAGTGTAATAAATAATAGTATGCATTTATTTAAAATATTAATTCGACCTTATACTTCTTTTAAAAATTGGTATAAATTAAGAAAACGTATGAAACAGCTACAACAGGAAGATCCGTTTATCTATAAATGATCACTTGGGGAATATCAGCTAACAGCCACGATGCAGCATTAGCTGTGTTTTCAGACGACGGCCTAGAGTTTGCTAGTCATGCTGAACGATTTAGCGGTATTAAAAACGATCCTCATTTAAATTCCAAATTAATCAATTATGCAAAACAATGGGGAGAACCAAATGAAGTGGTATGGTACGAAAGACCCTTTAGAAAAACTGTTAGACAGTTTCGAGCAGGGCAAGGATGGAACTGGTCTGAAAACAATATTAAGAAGTATCTTAAAGGATACGGCATCACCTGTCCTATACACTATAATAGCCATCATCACAGTCATGCTAGTGCCGGCTATTATACTAGTCCTTTTGTCGACGCCACTGTAGTTTGCATCGACAGCATTGGAGAGTTTGAAACCTTAACTATCTGGGATGGGCAAGACTCTAAGTTAAAACAGATGCACAGTCAAGGATATCCACATTCAATAGGCCTGTGGTATAGTGCAATGACACAGCGTGTTGGACTAAAGCCTAACGAAGATGAATACATTCTTATGGGCATGGCAGCATATGGTGATCCTAATAGATTGTTTATGGATATACTGCATGATTTTATTGATAAGACTGGTATAGGGTATGATCCTAGTATTAAGATAAAGCACAACCTACACCGAGGATGCAAGTGGTGGCGTCCTGATCTTACTACAGAGCAAGACATGTATGACATTGCTGCCGCAACTCAAAAGGTATATGAATATATTTTAATAAACACATTACTATGGGCTAGTAAAAACTTACCCAGCAAGAACTTAGTACTCATGGGAGGCTGCGCTCTAAACTGTAGTGCCAACGCATTAGCTTATAGATACTTTGACAACGTCTGGATCATGCCCAACCCAGGTGATGCAGGTAGTGCTGTAGGCGCTGTACTAGCACACAAGAAACTACCCATGCCTATGACACATGCATTCTTAGGCTATAACATAGAAGGAGAATATCCAATTGAAAAAATTCTCAGTGAACTCAAGACAACGGGAATCGTGGGTGTTGCGAATGGCCGGGCGGAGTTTGGCCCTAGGGCTTTTGGCAATCGCAGCTTACTTGCTGATCCTCGCGGCAGCGACATCAAGAGCAGAGTCAATGACATCAAGCAACGACAACAGTTTAGACCCTTTGCTCCGGTATGTCTCGAAGAACACGCAACAGACTTGTTTGACGGACGAGTGGGGCCTTATATGCAATTTACCTCCCGTGTTAGAAATCCAGAGTTGTATCCTGCCATCACCCATGCAGACGGTACAGCCCGAGTCCAGACAGTACCAAAAGATGGTAGCGGAATTAGAAGACTGTTAGAGGCTTGGTATAAAGAAACAGGTTGTCCAATGTTGTTAAACACTTCGCTAAACATTAAAGGTAAGCCGATGGTAAACGATATAGCTGATGCTAGGGAGTGGGAAGAACATTACGGGGTAAAAGTATTTTCATAGCCGCAATTAATTCCTCCCACTGATTATTGGCCTAGTGCCTCGTGTGCAGCGTAGTGAATAGCTGTGCCTTTGACTTTGTCCAACACTTGAATAAGCAACAACATTTCTTTGCGGTACACTACATTAAAGCTAGGATCATTTGCACCAATGTCATGAGCGTTGTCTATGATATCGGCACACTTAACAAACTGAGCTTCGTATGTTGCACCTGCACTGTGCTGTCTATCCATTGCTTTACGTACTGCACGATTGCCGTCTTCTGGCTTACTAACATCAGTAAGACCATCAACAATAAGTGCAACATCTGTACCAAACATATCTTGTATGTCAACAATGCTTACACCAGTGTCTTCGACAACATCGTGCAAGTAAGCGGCCGCAATCATCTCGTCAGTACCACCAAACTTTGCAACAGTTGTTGCAACACGAATAGGGTGTACAATGTATGGGTCGTCGGAGTACTTGCGCATCTGTCCAACAGCTGCGTGAGCCGCTGTAGCAAATACAAGTGCTGACTGTGCGTGTGATTCCATTACATTACCCTTTTTTGCAATTTATAAAACTATTATAGCACTATCTCTAGGTTGTGTCAACCTTTTAGTGCTAATTATTATAAATATTATTATGTACAATAGTACGATGGAGGGCAACTTGGAACATACACTCTAGTGTGGTCCAGTCCAGCAGAACTGTACCCAATCCATATAGCCCCTACCCAAGCACCACATGGTCAAGGCTACGTAATTGAACCTCAAGTAGAATACCAAGAGCAAGACTATTTGATAGTACAACCATCTGGAAAACCGTACGAGCTACACCAAAACTATGCAAGGAGATTGTGGATATGTTAGCAGAATTAATGGTGGCAAACGCCGCCTTCAAAGTCATCAAGACTACTATTGCCAATGGCAAGGAGATTGCTGATGCAGGCGCGGCAATAACAAAGTACTTTGGTGCTGAAAAAGCAATTAACAAACAAGTTAAAGCTGGCACTGGAAATGTTATGGAAGCATTTCAAGCTCAGGAACAACTAAAGAAGAATGAAGAATCATTAAAGTTTATGCTCAACAAGCAGAGACTACATGGCTACATAGACTTCTGTAAATTTAGAGAGCAATACAACAAGGGCATAAAATTGCAAGCTACCAAGCGAAAGAACGCTAATGCCAAACGAGCAGCCGATGTAGATAACACTATGACAATTGCGTTGTCAGTGTTTATTGTTATGATACTAACAGTTGCAGGTGGTATTTTTTGGATTGCAAAAGTTAAAGGTTTGATATAAGTTGGAGGAAGATGTGGGATTCGAACCCACGGAACCTTGCGGTTCAACTCCTTAGCAGGGAGCTCCGATCGACCACTCTGGCAATCTTCCGTAATTGGTCTCGATGGTAGGATTCGAACCTACGACCCCTCCGCCCCAAACGGAGTGCTCTAACCAGACTGAGCTACATCGAGTAAATTGGCATAGGTGTACGGACTCGAACCGCAACTTTAGGATTTGGAATCCCACGTGCTACCATTAACACTACACCCATAAACTTTAATGTACTTTAAGCAACGCCCCTAGTCTTAAGGCTTTGACTAGCATACCACATGCGTTTAAGTCCGGTTCTCTCTGCACGGACGTTGCTTAAAATACATTCAAAAAAAAAGCCCCTAACA